TAATTTTAATTTAGGTTTCTCCTGTTCAAATGCCGGTATTAAAAACGGTTGAGGTCTTAACCCCTTTCTTAATATACTTAGAGCAATAATATAAGCAGCCGACTTGGTTTGTTTGCCACTTGCTATTCCTTTCTTTTCTACCCACATCATTAAAGCCTTAACCATTTCTTTAAACGTTCCGCCTGTTTTAGTCTTGAACTGTGATGCGTAAGTTTCATAACCCTTAGGAATAGAAACCTTGCCACCTGTTCCAAACTCTATATAAGGCGCATATCTTGCACTTGCTCCAATAGTAAACATAAACTTATTAGCCGCCGGAGAAACCGACTCAATAAATATAGTATTCCTTAAAGTACCTAAATTAACCGGAGCTAATCTCTTGGCATCGGAATATATCTTTAAGGCTGAGGCACCTACTTCATCTTTGATTTCAGCTTGAACCTTTTTACTGTACCTATCAAACTTACCCAAAGTTTCGCTCATTCCTTTTATGTCTATTGTTATCGTAGCCATTTAAGCGTACATTTCTATTTCCCAAAATCTATGCGCATTGTCCACGTCCTTAATTGAATGGATTGTAAAAGTTTGTCCCTCTACAACTAATTGATAAGTATCTCCTATTGTTAGGTCATATCTAAGAAATAGCTTCGCATATCTAGTAAAAGATAGCTGCATCTCTAATAACGCTCTATTTTGCGGCTGAGGCCTATAATCGCCCCATACAGTCGCTTGAAGCGCAAAAGTAGTAGTAAAGCCGCCCTCGCCATCGCTTGTCCGTGTTGGAGCGTAAACGCCCACTAAACGGGTCATCGAATTAGCGTCAACGTAATTGTCTTTATGTAGTCCTATTCTCATATTATAAAATTGGGCTTGTTCTTGTCCATCTTTGACATACTCGCCAAGTTTTCTCACATACTCCCATATCGTCAACGTCCATACCTCTATTCTCGTAACCGTAGTTAATTTGATCCAATATAGCAATCTTTATCTCTTTTGGAACAGTTGACATTCCAGTTGTATAAATAGCTTTCATATTCGCCCATTGTGGACGTTGTAAGTTTGGGTTTGGTCCACCTACTAAAATATAAACAGTATTAGCGATTGCGTTACCGTTAGCATCCGTTAAGCTAGTAAAGGCAGTCATCGGACCATAAGGAAGCTGAAAATCACCGGCTGAGTTAGTAAACCACAAAGTCACCGTTTTAGGCGTAATACTTATGTTAGCGGCTTTCTCGACTGCTAATCTTGATTGGGTGATTAATTCATTAAACAAAGCATCTTCAACGTTGTTATCAACTCTGCAATATGCCTTTGCCTCTGCGAGTGTTACTGGCTCCGTTATAGTGCCTAAATCTACTTGCGTGTAATCTATAATAAAATTATACATATTCCCTTTTTTACAAATTTACAATAATATAAATAAAAAACCCCCACCAATTAAGGTGAGGGCAATTTTATAAGTAGAACTTAATTAAACGTTACCTAAGTCAGCGAAAATAGCTGAAGTTGGTTGCATTAAGTTAATGTCCTCATAACACTCGATACGAGCAGTAACCATATTTTGTTGGAAGTTACTAGCATTCTCATAAGAGAACTCAATAGCTAATCCTTCAACTTCAACACGCTCACAGAAATTGTTATCTAAGATTAACACTTTGTCGTCAGCTACCCAAGAAGCAGAGATAACAGGTGTACCCCAAATAGTGATCCCACCGTTAGGGTTAACAATAACTGATCCACTACCTGCGTAGTAACCTAAAGTGATTGTCTCTTTTAATAAACGTCCCATTTGAGTTGGAGAAACTAATGCAACCGAAGCTACAAAGTTTGCACTCTTTTGGTTACCGATATAGTCAACTAATTGCTTTAAATCAACAGTCTCAGCAGTTGTTGTAGAACCTGTTGCAGCACCGCTTACAGTTGTATAGAAAGCACTGTTCTCAGCTTTGTAGAAATCTCTTGTTAACATTCTTGGTAAAGTTGTACTCAAGAAAGGAAGAGAACGAGCCATTTGCTTAGAGAAAGTTGAGAAACCTGCGATATAGTCATTAACTACTTTTACTTCGCTTAATGCGTAGCTATTCTCGCCTTTGTTAGAACCTTCAGTTTGTGCGCCAATGTTGTTGGTAGTTGCAGTTTCTTTGTAGAATACATAAAGACCGCTTTCGCTACGAACAGTTGGAACTAAGTCACGGAAATTTACCGCTTGACCTGGTAAAACTGAAGCGTTAGGAGCATAAGATGCTTGAGCGTCTCCTGTTAAAGAAGCTGATAAAGTCATAGACTTTACATCGCTTAAATCTAAACGGAACTTACCGCTAGACTTCATTGTTTTTTCCATTTCGTCCATACGACCTTCTAATTTCTCAATGATAGCCTCGTCCATAAACTTAACTTGCTTAGAAGCTGCTTTCTTTTGAGCTACATTTTGTGCGTCGATTTGCTTTTGTGTTTCGTCCGCTAACACTTTGATTGAAGCTTTTACTTCATCGATTTGAGCAGCAACGTCGGATTTAATTCCTTTTACGTTTTCAGCCATTTCGTTAATTACGTTTTCCATTTTTACTTTTTAAATAGATTGTTAAATTGTTTAATTGCCTTGAGAACTTGCTCCTCATCTTCTTTCTTTTCGTCTTGCACCGGCTCAACTGATTGCTCGGGTTGAGTGATTTCTTTGATTACTTCGATTTCTAATATGTCGCTTTGTATCCTCTTTATTTCAATCTCTATTAAGCTAAACATTTCATCGGTGAACTTGCCACCTTTAAATGCTTTGATTAGCCTTTCGAGTCTGTTGCTTAATTCTTGTTTTTTGTCCTTCATATCCATTTCCCCTTTAAATCCTAAAGTTGGGGTTTCAGGGTTTGCACCCCATAATACCGCCGAACCTTCGTACATCTTTAGCTCGGTGATTGTTCTTACTCCCTCTTTGTCAACGTTAGATTGCATTGTGCTAAATCCTATTGAGTGTTGGTTGATAAGACCGGCTTCGTATAACTTGATAATGTCTTCGCCTTTCTCAGTTTCTATAATTGGAGTAATTGCGATTAGCATATCATTCTCAATATATATTTGCTCAGGCTTACCGATAACGTTATTCATATCGGCGCAATGGTCAACTAAAGACCATATAAGATTTTTACCGGCCGGTCCACGTTCTGCTAAGGTTTTAGTAAACGCTTCAGGTACGATAATATCGTTATCTAAATCAATGTTACCGCATCTTGCCCATACGGCTTTTACTCGGCGTTGCTCGGTGTCAACGTCCATAATGTTATAGCCGTAATCGTCTTTTTGAACAAGTGTATTTTTTAATTGCATTGTACTCATTTGAACAAAGTTATTATTTTTTTAATTATGTTAATGCGTCCGCTAATAATTGCCCTATTTCATAAGCGGCTAAGTTTGTTAATAGTTCCCAAAGTAACCCTGCGTCACCCATTGGCGGGTTGTCTGCTAATCTCTTTAATTTGCCATCCGGTCCTCGCACGGCTTCATATCCTAAAGTACATCGACAGTTGCAAACGTTACCTGCGTGAGCTAACGGATCGCCTGGGTGTAGCATATTATCGATATATGTTTTTGCCGGTACTACAAACTTTTGGTCCATTGCAACTTGTATTCCGTCCATGTGATAATGGTCGTTTGCATCTCTTGGTATTCGTCTTGTCCTATTATCTTTTGCTGCGATCCATTCTTTGTTTGTTACTAAACCTGTGGACATTGCGCCAACCATTGAACCAATATTAGCAGCTCTTGCCGTTTCCGTTCTAGCAATTAACTCGGCTCTATAATTTGTTAGTCCCGAAGTTTTAAGCAATGCAATAATCTCGTTCATTGATAAGCCTTGTTCTTGTCCTTGTATTAAGAACTTTCTTATTTGCTCCTTTGTTGTATCGGTTATATCTCCGGCTAATTGTGCCAATCCTTTTGTCTCTAGGTACTTGATTATAACGTAAGCAAATAGGCTAGTTTTAGCACTCTTTGTTTCCATTGGAACGTATGCGCCCTTTGCGCCCTTTTTTACGTCTTTCTCGGCTATCAATCCCATTTTAGTACCTAAGGCAACGTGCAACTGTTTAATCGTCTTCTCAAGGCTTTTATCGCTAATTGCGTCAAAGTCTTGAGTACGGCAATAAGTGTCCACCTGTTTTTGTAATTCCTTTTTGAATTTAGGAGAATACTGAACTAAGGCATTCATATAAAGTTTCCTATAATCTTGCCAAATCATTTTTTATGGCTTTTGAGGTGTTGGCTCCGTGATAGTTAAAGGTTGGAATTGGTCAATAGGTTGTAGGCCACTAGGAACGTAAAGTTTTTCTAGCTCTTCGGTTGGAATATAATCAGGGTTTTTAAGTCCCATTATCTCCATCTTTTGCGCCGGTGAAATCCACCACGCAGTATTTAACCAGGCAACCTGCTCAGCTTTGTTTGCTTCTAATTCTTGATATACTTGAATGTCATATCCTATATAAACGTTCGTGCCTTTATAACCCCAATCACTATGCAATTTTCTATTCAACTGTTCTGCAATAGCATCTAGTAAAGGAATAGCGCAACGCAATGTTAAAGCCTTTTCGCCCTCTCTTTGGTTGTTATATGTTTTGTTGTCTGCATCATTTAATAATTGACTAGGCACTCCGTAAATATTACAAAGTGACTTCATATCCCACTTCTCACTCTCAATGATATTTAATTCAACAGGACTTAAACCGATTTGTTTCCAGTCCACTTTGTATCCTGATACTGCAATAGAATTAAAGTTACTTGCTCCGCCTTTCTCGCTAATTGATTTCTTTAACGCTTGAGCTTGTTGAGTTCCACTTGTAGGGTCGAACCTGTCATCGTTCATAAACAATACACCGGCCGGTCCACCATTTTGAAACGATGCAACCGCAGCCGTCTTAGCTTCGTTAGATCGTGTTAAAGTTCTAGCCGCTGCCATTAACGGCGATTGACCGTAAAGTTCGTTTCCGGTTACAGTCCAATAAGGGTTAAAGTATTTATCGTGTAATATTTCTTTTGTGCTGAATGACCATAACTTACCATAGTATAATTGATAGCCTACTCTTGTAGGTGGAAACACTTCTATATCCGCAATGATTGCCATAAACTGAGCCGGTAAAGCAAACAGTTCAAAAGGTTTGCCATCGTTAGCTCCGCCTTCAATCATTTTAGCATAGATAAAAGTATTGCCTGTTAATAGTTTAAATCCGCACCATTGCTCTACTAAGTCTGCCCAGGTGTCCTCTTCGTTAGGATATTTAAGCAACTGATTTAAACGTGCGTCTCCATCGTATAGTTCAAATGCTTTCTTATGTAATTGTGTTACTTCATTCCAATTCTCAATCTTATCCGGCTGCTTCATTAATGACTTGTAACGCTTTGCTGCGGTTTGGTCAATAATTTTATAAACGTGGAAAGGAGCAAGTTTTGCTTTATCAGTAATTAACTTTACGATTGAATAAACTATATCATTTGATTGATAACCGTCTCTAACGTAAGCCTGTGCGTTTTGCCCTTGCCAAGTAACTATCCCTTGTTGAATTGCTACTTGAGTATTGAACGGCATTTGAGGTAAAACAGTATTTACTTTCTTTTTACTAAAGAAATCTAATAAGCCCATAAATGTACAATTTAGTCAAAGTTAGTTATTTTATCCTAAAATACACTTACTACAAATTTTGGAGTATATTCAAATATCATTCTCATAGCTAAACAGTCGGAGAAATCCGGGGACCGGCCAATCAAAGCCTTTACTTTATCCTTTGGTATTATACCCATACTACTGTCTTTGTCAACGTGCTTTTGTTTTACTTGCTCTAACTCTTCTATGATTAGTTGCTTTTGTTTGCCGTCGGCATTGATATATAATTTACTATCATTTATTAACTCGGCTAACTTATAATAGCATTGTGATTTAAGGTTATCGTAATTCTCTTTTGCCTTAGTGATTGGGTTTACTAACGCCCTTGAATTATTGACAAAGCCTTTGCATCTTAGTATATCGCATACGCCGCCACCTACTCCGTCCTCGTCCACTACGATATTAGAAGTAGCAACCTGGTATTCCTTTTGTAGTTTCTTTATTATCTCAGCGACTTCGACAACGCTTTTACCATTGTATTGAAACAGTTTAACACGGTAGCCACTCCATAAGCCAATGACAGTACTATCGCCGCCGAAACGAGCAACGTCGCAAGAAATGTAAGATGAACCGTTAGGTAAATAATCGCTAGTAAAGCAGTCAAGTATTTTTTCATAGTCTATTAATTGAGCAGGATCGGATAAGTATTCCCAATTACCATAAAGTAAACGCTCTTGGCTTACCTTATCTAAAGTCAATAAGTTCTCTTTATAGTGCTTTGATATGAAGGGATTGTCATCTATTAACGAGGAAATAAATCTTTTATTGTGCTTAATTGTTCCGTCTTGCTGAGGCTTGTAGAACTCCGAGTAAGTCCAATTCTTTGCAGGGTTGCAAGTGTAAAGTATCTTAGGCACTAAATCGTTTTGGTCTAACTGAAATCTTATCCTTGATTTAATAATGTTACGAGCTTTATCGTCAACCTGGTTGGCCTCGTCAATAAATGCGTCCGTAATCTCAAGGGAGCCTAATTCATCAAAGTTTGGGTCGCTTGGATAGGAATATAAATCTTTAAGTAGAATAGTTGAGCCGTTAAAGAACTCTATTTGGCTCATTTGCCCGTTATACTTATAATGTTTATTAGCCTCAAGTCCTTGCATCTTTGCCACCTGAAAGAATGATACTAAGGTAGTTTCTTTAAGCGTCTTTAATACAGCACGGCCTATCAATCCTCTTGTATTAGGGTACTTTAATCGTTGCTTTAATTGCCAATAACAACCTAGCGCAGTCTTACCGCCACCGGCTCCACCACCAAATAGTATTTCGTTTGTTGTTTTATCCTCGAGCAAATCGAGTGCAATAGTTTGTTTTATGGATAATTCCATTATAGGCTGCCCTTATTTTCAACGTATGTTTTTTTCTCGTCCCAGTTAATTGTCATTGAGCCGGTTACTTCTAATTCGGTCGATTGCTTTGCTCTACCCTCTAACCTATCAAGGATTTCCTGATAAGCTCTTAAGTCGCCCTTAAATGCCTTTTGTAATACCATTAAGTCTAATTGCTCGGCCACCGTAAACTCTTCCTTTTGGCCTGTAATTGGGTTTGTCTTTATTTGTACTAATTCCAATAATCTAAGTAAACGGGTTTTACTATTAGGTACTCCTTTTGGTCTGCCTGGTCCTCCAGGTTTCCCTTTCTCAAATGGTACTAAATTTTGTTCGTTTGCCATAATCTCACTTTATTTTCACTTTTTACAAAGGTAGTCCGTTCTTTTTGATTATTAAGGTTGGGTCTAGTTTTTTCATTCGGTCAACTATAACTTGGCAATACTTCGGGTCTAATTCCATACCATAGCATTTGCGTTTAAGTTGATGCGACGCAACCATTGTGGTTCCAGTACCGCAAAACATATCAATAATTGAAGTTTCTGTAAAGTTTTCAATGAAAAAACTTGGTAACTGAATAGGAAAAGTAGCTTTATGAATTTTTGCATATTCTTTACCTTGCTTCGAGTTTAAACTAAAAATATTATCAATAGTGCCTCTAAAATCTTTTTTACCAATGCTTCTTTTTGCATCATTTGAAAATATATGAATATACTCAAATCTTGAATTTAAAACTTTTCTTGCCATTGCTGGTTCCGCATTTTGTTTATCCCATATCATTACATCAGCATAAACATTTTTTAGATTATATAAATGTTCAATTAATGCCATTTTGTTACCTGATAAACTTTGAATATTTGAAAAAACATAATCACTAAATAATAAAGAATTTTTAGTAAAACTATCTAATAAATCTACATATTCATCATTGCTTTTTTTGTCATTATCATTTAAGTATTTTTGCTCATTTCCGTTAGGTGTTTTACCTACATTATATGGTGGCGAAGTAAAAGTAATATCCGCTTTATTACCATTCATTAACTTTGCAACTGTATCTGAACAAGTACTATCACCGCAAAGCAATCTATGTTCCCCTATCTCAAATAAATCCCCTAAAACAATATCCGTTTCAATTCCACCATCAGGTACCGAAAAGTCATCTTCCTCAGCCTCTAATACAGTTGCATCAAAGTTTGGTATATCTAAACCCCAATCAGTTAATTCCTGAACGTCCCAATTATTCGCCAGGTCGTCCCAATCCCACTCGCCAAAGCCTACATTATCCTTAATAATAAACTCATTCTTTTGTTGCTCCGTTAATGTAGCTACTTTAACCGGAACTTCAGTTAGTCCGGCTTCAATACACGCCTTTAATCTCATATTGCCACCCAATACAATATTGTTTTCGTCAATTACTATCGGCCTAAGTTCTAGCATCTGCGGAAAGTCCTGTATAGACTTTACTAACTGTTTAAACTTATTATCCTTTATTAGCCTAGGATTGTTTGGGTTCGGTTTGATTTGTGTTATTAGCATCTGCCTTGGCCTTTGTACGCTTTTGGGCGTGGTGAATGTTTGTTATAAGATTTCTTAGCTTTGCCTTCTTTCTTTTTGCCGAAGGATATTTTACCGTTACTAGTTAGCTTTGCCATACGTTTCGATTATTTCGTTTAATTCGGATCTATTCCATTTTTTAATTAGTCTATGTTGCTGCTCTAATTCTATGACCTTGCGTTCACCTACTTTGTCAATTAGGTTTCTGCGATAGCCTATTAAGTGAAATTGGTCGAAGCCATTGCAGCTTTTACACTCACCGTTTACATTATACTCGTCAAACCTTAAAGCCGAGCTTCCTTTAACGGGAACGTAGTGTCCGGCATCCATTAACTCAGTTGCTTTAACCTGGCCGCAACTAATACAAGTAAAATACCCGTCTTCGCTATCTCTTTGCCTTATATATCTATTAAATATAGTTTGAGCCTTTGTAGTTAGTTTAGGGATTGTTATTAATGCCATAATACAAAACTAGCTATTTAATTACTCTAAAACAAACAGTCCTTCCGTTTACTTCAAATCTTTTCTTTTGCAATGGGTTTAAACCTGCACGAAGCGCATATTCCGTTAATCCTGTAACTCTCTTTGCGTAAGCTATTGACTTAAATACTGTCGCTTCTTTTGTCTCAATATCAATCATTTTAATCGGTCTACTGTTCTCCAATCCTTTCACCTCGTTACTCATAATCTTTTAATTAATCTAATCAATGTAGCCATACTGTAAAGCATACAAGCTAAAGGAATGCTAATAAAAAAAAACTTTATATATTTCATTTCTTTTCGTTTGAGTCGTTATAAACGTAAATTGTCGTACACAATGCAGTAAATATAATTACGCATAAAAAGCCTAGTATAAAATTCATAGGTTATTTAATTTTATATTGTTTACACCAAATAGGTATTGAATAGAAAAAATATATTTTTCTTCTAACTGTGTAGTCATTTTCATCTTCCCCACAATAAATGTCAAAACTGTTAAATCCTTTTTTATACTTCATAGGTTATTTGTTTTGGTTTTCTTGTATTTTTTTTAACTGAAATAAAATTGTATTCAATTCTACAAATTGACCATAAGATTGCCTGTCAGCAGTATTATAATCTCTATATCCTCTTTTTATGTATTCTTCTTTTAATAATTCTAATTCTTTAATAAATTCATTAAATGTCTTGTTCATAGGTTATTTGTTTTGGTTATTGGAATTATATTTCCAATATGGTTAAATAATTGTTTTTTTATTGTTTATTTTTAGATAATTAGAATTGTATTTCTATTTTTTACGGTATTGCCATCTTGAGCCTAGATTATTTTGTTTTGCCAGTCTATAAACTGTGCGTTCGCTTATTCTTAACTCAATTACAATATCCGTAACTGTTGGATATTGTATTGTGTTTTGCCATCTCTTTTTTAGCTCCTGAGTGTAAAGGTTTTCTAGGCTTAAATCTTCGCCTTTATATTCTACTTTAGGATACTTATTACAAATGTGTTCGTATAATTTATTGCTCATAGTTTAAAAATGTCCCTACCGATTTATAACCAACATCCCGGTTAATTAATAATTTAAGGCAGGGACAATAGGTTTATTTAGTTCTTAAATATTGTTGCATTGCATTCCTGTTGGCTTCTTTGTCTATGTCCTGGCTTGTACGGTTACTATCACCCATTGCCTTGAATTGTGCGTGTGCTTCGTCCTTACCATTCATAAAAGCTAGATGCCGCTCTTCACGGTATTTCTCAAGCATCTCAAAGAATGTAGGCATATCCATACGGTCATATACTTTGCCATATTTATATTTAACCATACCGTCAAGGAATAATAAAACGTCCTGGATAGCTAGTTGGTCCTGTTCAGCTTCATCTAATATCGCATAGCATAGATCGGTTATTTGCTCCGGTGTCATTGCTACCCTAAGATTGAAGTTGTTTAACGCTCTTGTAACTGATTTACTAAGTACGGCTGCTATCTTATCGTTTCCATACATTTTTACTAAAGCCGGAAGCCTTTCACTTACTGGCACTAATTCAATTATCTTCAATGGCATTGCTTCGCCCTTATCTTTGAACCGGCATAGCTCATTGTGTACGCCGCCATTATTTCCAATCATTATGTCGTTTAATAAAGGCTTCGTGTAACTGTTGTTCGGTAACTTTTGGAGCGATTTTGTTTGTGTTTGTTGTATTTCGATTGATGATTTCATCGTTAAATGATTTTTGGTTTAAGTACGTTGTAGGGTGTTTTCTATATAATTTATCAGGGGTTGAATTAACATAATCTTTAACGGATTGTAAAGCTAAATCTTTTTCTTGCTCATTTAACTTTTGCCAAGACTTTTTAGCTTTTTCTTTTGATATTTTATAATCGTACCAAATCCACCAGTCCTCAAACTTCCAATCCCGTATTTCAGTTTTAGTTCTATTTATAGTTTCATTTACAGTTTCAGTTTCAGTTTCCATATGCTTAGCATATGCTTTGCTAGTGCTATCGTTTTTAGGTGATTTAGCATTATTTCGCCTGCTTTCACTAAACTTTTGCCTACGAATTGTTTCGTTATACATTCTTTCGTTGTAAAATGCACCATTATCTATTTTAAACTTACACCAAATCTCATCGTCATATGCTTTGCATATGCTTAGCATATCCTTTTCAGTTAATTTGCCTTTTTGGTGTTGTAGGCATAATAGCCTAATGTATTTTCCAACTTGTTCGTTTGACATTGTAAACGTCCCACTTAAAAAGTCGCTAGTATAAAATAATACTGCTGGGTCTTTGCTCATAATAAAAAAAGGCTCTCGGCATTCCCCCCAGTAGGATTGAGGGTTCAGCTTTGAGCCAATAAGTTTAGTAAAGGATATCCTACATCCGTTGCAAATATAAACTATTTAAACGAATAACTTGCAAAAGTCTTATTGCCAATAGTTACATTTTTAGTTGCAATCTTCAATCCTTCATTCCTTAAATCGCTTATCCTGGCGGCTAATCTAAAGCAGCCAAATTTATTTAAAGCATCTAACGGAGTTAATGATTTGCCTTTAGTTAAATAGGCTTTGATTTGTTGGTTTTGTGTTGTCACAGTGGTTTAGTTAAAGTTTTGTTAAAATGGTAAATCGTCCTCAGCCTCTTGTTTGTTTACCGGCTTAGAATATTCTTTCTTTTCAAAGTTGTACTCTTTGCCGTTACCGCAATATTGCTTTTTAGCTTTCTCAGCTCTTTCCTCTTTTGACTGATTGTTAGCAACTGTATGCGTGTTTTCGTAATTGTCTTTCTCTTTACGTTTGTCAATTACTAGACTAGCATAATGCTTTACGCCTGATTTTGTTTGCACGGGTTTCCAATTAATGTCTTCCTGTGCGATTGAAATTACTATCATTTTTATTTATTTAATGTGATTACGAAAGATTGCTTATAAGACTTCAAAGGTATTTGTCCACGCTCGAACTTTTTACCGTTTTCCTCTATGTCTTTTTGCTCGGCCTTTAATACTTCAATTTGTGCCTGTAATTCTGCCCATCTAGGCGAGTAGGCTGCATAGTCATAGGTTTGTGTATCCTTAAGGCTTAACGAGGCTCCTAAGTGGTCATACTTGCCCTTTGGGCATTTATCCAGGAAGTCAATAATATACTCCTCGCTTTTTGCCCTTAATGTTTTAGTAAAGTTCTCCATTACTGAAATCTTTACGGCCACGTCCTCGGCTTTGATTGTGCCTTCGCTTAATTCATTGGCTACGTTTTGCGCTAAGGTTTCGATTTCGCTTTTAGAGGGTGCGATTTCCCAAATTGCTAGAGTATTCATTTTATAGATGGTTTTTCTTTGAGGTAAATAATGCTTGAATAGCTGAGTTTATTAACTCCTTATTTAAGGTATGTAATTTAGCCAACTCTTGAACGTTTTCGCAAAAGTCTATTGCCAATGTTAAATCGGTAATATTTTTATGCTTTTTTAAATAGGCCGGTAAATCGTATTCCTTTTCTCCGGCTGCGTCCGTGTCCTTGTCAGTTACTAAGCCAAAGAATGAAGCTAAAGCATATCTGCGATAGTAAGTAATTCCCGATCCTAGCGACTGATATTCATTCATTCCCCTAAGAACTATTTGAGGTATTGTCACCTCGCTAGTAATTGTTTCGCTTGTCTCAATGTGGAAAACAATCGTTTGCAATTTGTCGTCCTGTAAAGGCTGAATAAACCCTAGTTTATGCTTCTTTAATAAAGGCATAATTACTTTAAAAATTGCCGGTAAATCGGCATAGGTGTAATTGTGTCCGGTAGTCCCCTTATGGATTACAGGGCATTCTTGTTGAAAGTCTGCAATGGCCTTATATAGTTTTAAGCCTTTGCGAAATTCATTTGTTGTCTCATTCATAGCGTTGAATTTTGGTTAAATAATAATTAAAAATAAACAATAAATGTGAATAAATCAAATAATCTCCATTAATTTTTTAATCTCGTCCTGGTAGTCATTGTCAAACCTTAAACTTAGTACCTCTTCAATAGTTCGTAGGGCGTGTATTATGCTAGTGTGGTCTCTATAAAATAACCTGCCAATCTCTTTAAGAGTTAAGCCTGTTCTCTTCCTAACTATATAAATAGCAATAAATCTAGCTTTTACATACCCTCTAAGTCGGAATTTGCCTTTAACCTGGGCAATAGTAAGACCGTAAAAGTCGCAAACGTCCTCAATTATTTGTCGAGCGTGTTTTTGGTCGTTTTTTAATATCTTGCTCATCTTTCTGCTTGGTGCGGTCCAGTAGGTCATTTTGTAGTTTTTTAATTTGTGTTCTAAGTAATTCGTTTTCTAATTCTAGTATTTGTATCTCTCTTATTAATCCGTATTTGTTATCTATATAGCTCATAAAAAGGTATTTACAGGTAACATAAATTGATCCGTTATTTCGTATAAGTCCAGGATAAGCCAATGATAAGACTTAAGTATCCTTTTTTGTACGTCATTCATTCTAGCAACTTTAATAAGAATATCTTCTTCTTTAGACATAAGCCTTACCGGCTCGTCATAAGTTCCTTTGCGCCATAAGGATAAATCCTTTTCAAATAGGTCTTGGCGTCTTTGTGCTTCCTTTAATAGTTCTAGTAAGCAAGTTGCTCTTTTGTGCAACTTTAATTGTTTCCCTTGATAAATTAGTGTCATAGTGGTTAGTTTTATTCGGTTTCGTTAAATATGATATTATAATAAGAATTACAATCCCTGCGGCCATTATCGCCGTCTCCGCAGTTATAAGCGTTTTTTATTTCACGCTCAAAGTATATGTCAACGTCCTTTAAGAACTCTATTAAGTCATCTCCAATAAAGTATTTGTTATTTTCCATATACTGCTTAATTAATTGACTGGGTGTTTTTTTATACTGTGCCATTTATTGTTAGTTTAATAATTAATAATTCGTAAATCTTATTTTTTGAAGTCAGGTAATCTATAAACGATTGCATATTTTCTAATCTAGAATACAATTCAATACTTTTTAAGTTTCTATCTATTTCATTAGATAAAACAATTTTTAAATGTATCTTATCAATATTAGTTAATTCATTATTCATAGCGTTTAGTTTTAAAGGTTATCGGCTAAGCAGCCAATTAAAATACAAATGATAAAAATTACGATGCCACTTGTAAGGCTTACGCTATCTTTAACGTAGTCCTTGTTTTGTTCTTTCCAGTTCATAGTTATTTGTTTTGGTTAATAAATCGAAGATATATCAACATAAGTTATAAACAATACTTTTGCACATATATTTATATTATTTTAGCATAATTTTAACATTTAGGCCTTTATCAGTCAATTATGAGCCGTTTATCAATCATTTCCGGCTCATTCCGAATAGTCTGGAATTAGAATTGCTTGTTGTACCTAAATTATAATAAGTGGTCATTAAAGTAACATTAAAATAGCTTTATGTTACTTTTAAGGGACATTATGAGCATAAAGTAAAGGTAAAACTTGACTAAACTTTACATAAAGTAAGGCTAAAACTTTACTAATTAGGTAGTAATACTACTGAAATTGTCCACTTTTTTATGCCGTTTACGGAAACGTGAACTATTAAATATGGTGAACAAAAAGCCCCTCGTAGAAACGAAGGGCTTAACCATTTGTCTATGCTATGAAGTCAGGACTAAATTAGTCCTTTATTTTATAACTACAAAATAAAAACTGCCTAGCTTTTTACACTAGGCAGAAACCACTATGAAAACAACATTACAAAGATAACTTTTTATTTAGAGCCATCTTGTAGGGGTAAATGCTTTGAATTATCGACTTTGCGATAACCCAGTTTCCATAATAACTTTGTCAAAATAATGCTTTTCTCTACGACTTCATCTTCACTTGCTTCGCCGTATAATATATGCCAACACTCGTGTATTAGTATTTCCATTTCCTTACGACCACGCAATCGTGGGTCAATATAGATCACCCCATCGCTTTCAGCTAAGCCGTGCGCCTGTTCTCTCCCTAGTTTCTTGTATATTACTTTAATATTCACGATTTCAATAACGCTTCGTCCGGACGCTCAATATCCTTTACCATATATTTAGTACCGCCTCTAACTTTTGCTAAGGCTTTTTTAATACTGTTCTCTTCGTTGTATAATTCAGTTAGCTTTTTAACTAGCCAAATTTCTTGCTCATTGATGCTCATTTTATTAAAGTTTTTAGGATACCTCATATTATTTATCGGTTTTACTGTGCATTTTATTGCAGGTTTTACACTTGTATTGTATTTTAACTAAGCCGGAAGCCGTAACTCTTTTATTATTTTTTACTAACTCGTCCGATCCACATTCAGGGCAAGAGCCTCTACCCTCGCCAAAGATAACCCCATAATGTGTTTTTGACGGTATATGATTGTTTAATTCTTTATGAACTTTCTCCAATAATACTACGTCCTGGATACAATAGTCAATCATTTTATCCAATGCTAATTTGTCGTTATTTAGCATAATGTCTTTCCATAAATTAAAGTCGGTGTGTATCTTTTGTCCTAAGCCTAAGAACTTGCCTATATAATCTAGTCTATTAGAATTAAATCTAAACTTTGACCTGGCTATTTTTAATGTGTCAATAGTATTGTATTGAGGAAACATTTCTATTCTATGTAAAAGGCATCTTGTCCTTATCCAAGCTAAATCGAATTTGTCGCCATTGTGGCCTACTAATTCGTCAGCTTCATTTGCTACCTGAATAAACTCTTGTAGTAACTTTTTATCGTCTTGTTTCCTATCCCAATGTAAATAATAAACGTCTTTATCCTCTTCCCACTTATAGCAAATGCAAATAATTGCACGCTCTTTTATTATGTTTTCCGTGCCAATTTGTAGTTTGTAGCCGGATTGCCAAAACAAGCCTACGTTCGCTGATACTTCAATATCGAAGTATAGCCGTTTGCGTTTTGTTGTTGTCATTATGTTGGTTTTAGTTTTTTATGCGATTGAGTCCCGAATTAAGTCCGCTTCAGCTTCCCTTCGAATAACTAGGCCATCGAGTCCTTTCCCTTCCCAAAGTCTTTTACTCTTTTCTATTTCCTCAGCTATTCCGTGATAATTTTTTTTAGCTACTAATTCAACTATTGCTTTCATTTCTCTTCTACTGTCACCGTTTAAACTTGAACCTCTATTAAACACTAAAGAAACCAATGCACCCTGGGTGTCTTCGTTTAACTCCTCTAATTGAGGATAGATAGATTTAGTTAACGCAAAATATCTAGGAATAGAATTTTTAGCAAATACTTCATAAGCTGCTAAATAAGGAACTCTAACGTTTAATATTTCGCCTTTAATCATTGCCTTTGCTTTATCTCCTTTAATGCCTAATACCGGCCTTAAAGCGTTAACAAAGTTTAAATTTAACACAGGGGACCAGTCAATCATAAACTGTTTCTCGGTATTATAACCTAGATCATAACCTAAGCCAATAGTAACCCCACTTTGACCACCTGGCCAAGTTGGCTTTTGTAGAAACTTCTCGTAATAAGCCTTTCCGCCGGCTTCGTGCTGAATAATAAAATCAATCGCTTTCTTAGAAATCATAAAAACTTATTTAAAATATATACTAGTATTAAATCAAAAACTATTATTAGTGTTGTTATTATAATGTTTTTTTTATCCTTCATTTTGTATATTTTTATTGCCTTTGACATTTTCATACAAAGACTTAAAGAATGCAGCAAATACAATCGCTACAAAAGAATGATAAATTGTGTCGCTTACTACTAAATCCCTACCTAAAAAGCCGGTACCAATATCCGATAATGCAAAAATACACATCATTATAAAAGCTCCTAAACCTATCGCCAAAGCACTATTTAAAGGTGACTTGTCGCTTAATAAATGCCAAATAAAGTTTTTAATCATTGTTAATCTAATTTAGAGAATTGAAATATTATTATAAATAGTAAAACGTATTTTACATATTGGTCATATTTTTTAGTTGTTTCATAATCGTTTTCACGCTTGTAATAGACTTCTTTATTAGCTTTATATTTCCATTTCCAGTTATAGACGCTATCTTTTTCAGTAAGTATTGTATTGAATAAAGAGTCATATTTTGTTTTATTAGTATTTAAAGAGTCTTTTGTTTTGTTTAACGATAATTTAAGTTTGCCTATTGTGTCGCTATAATTTATAAATAGTTTATTTATTTGTTCGCTTTGGTTTAATGTTAAAATTACAACTGTGTCATCTTTAATCTTTTTTACTATTGGATATTGGCAGAAAGATAAATTTGCTCCCAGTATCACTATCAATAGAGTCAAGTTTGCCTTTAACCTCATTTAATTCGTTTTTTAAACTAACTATCTTATTTATCGTTTCGTTAATTATTGTTTTTTGCTGCATATCGGCCTCTTCTTGGACTTTAACCCCTTCAATAGTCGTCTGCTTAACTTTATTCAATAACTGCTCAAATTCAGCGTCTTTATTTAATTCTTTACTAGGTTCCTGTGCCGTAACCGAACAACCAAATAAAAATATAAATACTAGATACCTCATTTTATACCTTTTATCGCTCCTAATTCCTTTAAAGTGTTTAGTTTGGTATTTGATACCGCACTAATTGAGTCGGACTTTCGTAAGGCTTCCCCCACTAAATCAACTCTATTTTCTAACTTTTCAATCCTATAATCTTGCGCTTTAGCTTGATTTTGGAATGTAGAACGCACATCAATATATAACGCACCAATTCCGGCTAATACTATAAAAAGAGTAGCGACAATAGGGTTTTTAGCAAACTCCTTAAATGTCATTGGTAAAGCCATATTAGAACAATTTTTTATAGTAACCAACCGAATATTGATTAGTTGAAGCACCAAAGATAAATAAACCATTTTTAGGGGTTTTGTACCCTAAGCCTACTCCTAACCCTAATTTGTTGTCAAAGCGTCTTAAATCGCCTAAAACACCAAAATAAAAGGCATTCTTATCCTTGTGGTATATATCGTTGGTAATTCTTATTGTCCTTTCCTTAATATCAGCCAAAAAACGCCTTCCTTGAATTGTGTTTTGGGAAATGGTGTCAATAATGGTGAATTTTGAACTATCTATTGTAAATGTGTCAGTAAAGACCTTAGTCGTCAAGTAATCTTTAACGATTGTAATTGTATCGTGTATTGTGTCGGTAAATTCGACTGTATGTATGTCGTTGTCAATAATAAAATACGGAATGTCTTTCCCCTTGGTAAACTTAGTAAAAGTTTTCTCCTGGTAAACTGTGTCAATCTTTGTAAGGATTAACGGCTCGTCTTTTATGTAACGGCTATTCCTAAATATAAAGAATATCAAAATAGCCACCAATAAAGTAATGACTACTTCTTTCATTATTCCCTATCTTGTTTGTTCTCTAATGCTACAAATAACTTATTTAAGCTATTTTGAATATTGTCAAGTTTCTTGGCAATCACATCCTCTTGCTTTTCAACCATATTAACTCGCACCTCAAGTTCTTTCAGTTTTAGACTTACTTTAACATAGATACTTATTAAGCCTATGATTATGGCTAAGGCCTGTCCTGCCAAGAAAATTGCAATACTTTCCATTTAGTCCTCTTTTGTAGGTTGCTCAGTTTGAACTCCTTGCTCTTTCGCTAAATTTCCCAAGAACTGGAAAATAGGGTTTGCGTACTTTGCAGGTAACTCCAAAAGATAAGCCTCTAATTCTTTGATTTGCGTTTCGTTGAGTTGTATCATAGTTATTTATTTTATACAAATATAAATTAATTTACTTGAGATTGCCAAGGAAGCGGCAATACGATAATTGGCGGGTTAATAATGTTCTCTATTTGCTTGTCTAAGTTAGCGTCAATAGTTGGCACGTCTAATCCGGCATCCAACCAACCCTCTACTTGCGCCTGTGTTAAATCAGGGTAAGCAGTAAAATCAGTTTCGCTAGGTGTCGTACAGTTCATAGTTCCGTAACTTGATACTACTATTTCATCTTGCGTTGCTATCCTGTTCCAATGAATTACTACGACTACATCTATTAATCCGTCTTCAGTTGGCTTTGTGTCCATTTGGTTTATTACCCAATTATAAGTTGTCATATTATTTATTTTCTATTGTTTTTAATCTTGCTTCTAATTCCTGTATGCTTTTTACTAACATTGCTATTATAGCCCTATCATAAATACCCCATTTGTCTTTTTCTGTTTTTGGACTATTGGCTGCTTCTTCTCCTAATGCTTCATTTACCTCTTGAGCATAAAATCCTAATTGTCTTAAATTAGTAGGTAATCCTGTTTCTTCTTTCCAATAAAAATATCTTGGAGTTAATTTTAATATTTTATCTAAAGCAGTATCTATATAACCATCTTCTATCTTTAAATTCATATCCGATACGGCAGATAAAACACCACTTGTTGATGTTACTGTTCCCGTTCCTAAACCTTGAAACTTAAAAGATGATGCGACAAATTGTAACGCTACGTTAGCAGATACTGCGTCATTTGTTGTTTCAATAGATGCAATAGAATCGTTTAAATTAAATCCAATATGCTTATCAGTTGCTAATTTGCAGTTAAATTTTAAATAACTTGTATTTGAAGGTATAGCACCAATAAAGACGTTACCCCCACTTGTAATTCTCATTCTTTCCGAAGAGCCACCACTAAAGAATTTTAAATTATTTATTGAATAAACTGCAATATCAGTTATAGTTGTTCCGTCTACCCAAGCACCTGTACCAATTCCACCAATAAAAGAAGCGGCACTATTATATAATCTAAATGCTCCTTGGTCTTGATTTATACTTACATTTCCACCTGTTGTAATTGTTGAACTAAATGTAGCTGCACCTGTTGAAGTGATTAATAAATGGTCCCCGCCTCCCCCATTTGATAAAGCAAAATATCCGCCATTACTTGTTAAATAAATTGGGTTCGTTCCTGTGCTTGATTTTAATATTAATGAACCACCAACATATGTAGCAGCAGAAGCACTAAATATCCCTTGTACTGCCGTTACACTACTAGAGAAACTAGCTGCACCTGTTGAGGCTATTGATAATCTTACAACACCCCCTGTATAAATATCAAAAGGAATTGCAGAAGTACCATTTGCTATAATTGCACTATCAGTATTTGATACATTAAGCGATAAATAACTTGCGTTTGCATTTGTATCATTAATTCTAAATGCTACTGCTGCATTACCATTATTTTTAATTGTTAACTTATTAGCAGGATTACTTTCATTGATACCAAAATTTCCGTTACTAGCTAATATTCTTGCTCTTTCAGTATCAGCCGTTCCTAGTATTAAATCACCTCCGTTTCTAGTTCCTATTGCAAAGTTAGTAGCATAGTTACTAAAGAATAAAGCTAAACCTGCTCTTGATATACCAAAGTCACTACCTGTTGCAGCCGTTGAATATTGCCTAAAATAAGAAGTAGCCGTTGAACTATTGTTTCTAACTGCTATCTCCGAATAATCAGTAGTGCTATTTGTTTGTAGTAAGAATGAAGCGGCAGCACTTGCATTGTAAATATGTAATTGTGCCAATGCTGAACTTGGGTTCCCTATTGTTAAATTAGTTCCGTCAAACTTAAAGCTACTAGAACTTGTTACGCTTGAAGTACCGTTAAAATAAGTTACTTGTCCACTTGTCCCTGTGCCTGTTACCGGATTTGTTATTGTGTTTTGCTTACCGTTAAAAGTATTCCAATCAGTAGAACTTAAATAACCATTTTGAGAAGTGTTAGCAACTTGAATGCTAAATGCCCCTGTTGTATTATTATAACTTAATGGTGTTGTAGCACTCAAAGAAGTTAAAGATATACCACCTAAACCTGCTAAAGTATAAGTAGGTACGTTTAATGTATTTGAAACTAAAGTAGATGAACCACTATTCCCTGTTGTAGTTAAACTTAAAGTGCTTTGCTTATTATTAAAAGTTGTCCAATCCGCTGAACTTAATGCTCCTCTATTTGCAGCCGAAGCCGTAGGCAAATTAAAAGTATGCGTTGCAGTTGCGCTTGATATATTGAAATCAGTTCCACTTGTTCCTACTTGAAAGTATTGCACTTGAGTAGTTAAACCATTCAAGGCAGTTATTCCCGTTGAGAATGTTGTAATTATCTGGCATAAATGCCCGTTTTGTGTGTGTACTGTTGTAGTCTTTCCGCCACTATTTGTAGCGTATAATTTAACCGCCAACCTATCAGTAACCGTTAAAGTTGTAGTCGGAACCGCCATTGCAAAAGTGTACAAATTTAAAGTTGTTCCATCGTACAAAATTTCGTTTGTACTTGTTGAAATTAAAGTAAATGTAGTACCGTCGTATTTATATAACTCTGCATAAAGTTGAGGAGTGCCACCGTTAGCACTCATTGAAACATATATCTCATAATTCCAATTACCGCCAGGAATAGTTAATTGCGCCGGATCGTTAGCGTCCGTTAAGAATGACACGATTAAGCCGTCTCCCGTTTTAGGGAAATCAACTCCGGTTCCTGTGTCAGCCGTTTTGCTCATTTCATAATAAGTAGTTCCACCTATAACGCCTTGACTTGTGCCTCCGTTAAGATAATAAGAAACCGAAGAGCCACCGCCACCACTTGAAGGGAAATCCGCTAAAGTTCCGTCCCCTCTTATATATTGAGAAGCAACACCTGCTGCGGTTACTGCTAAAGTTCCACTTGTTGTAATTGGAGAAGATGCCACATTAAACGCAACCGGCATAGTTAAACCAACCGAAGTAACTGTCCCGCCTGTTAAGTCGCTAGTTAAAGCTACTGTCCCTGAAGCGTTAGGAAATGTATAAGTGTTATTAGTTGTAGCATTAGCAAAAGCAAATGTCTTTTTGCCGTCGTCAGCTAATCTTAAAGCTAAGCCATTTACTGCGCCTACTATATTTGTATATCCTAAACTAGCTCCGAAGTTAGCCGTTTCAAGTATTCCTATTCCTTGGTTAAATCTTTGAGACCAAGTAGTAAATAAATTGGCACCCGAAAATACATTAGAATTAGTAAATGTTTTTACTCCTGAAATCGTTTGATTTGTTGTTAAAGTTACATATCCCGTTAAATCAGGGAAAGTAACTAAAGCACCGTTACCGGCTACATATTGCGCCGAAGTACCGGCAAAGCCTACGTTTATTGTTCCACTTGTTGTTATCGGTGAGCCTGTAATTGTTAAAGCGTCTCCACTTTCAGTAATCGCAACACTCGTAACCGTTCCTGAAGCACCACTTGCCCTCTGCCAAATGCTACCTGAATAAATAACCTGGTCACCTACTACAAAAGCAATCGGACCGGCTCCGAAGTCAGTTGTTCCGGCTACGTTACATAAATAAACATCGCCTTGATTAAATGCTCCGCCATTTGTTAAAGTTGGAGTGTTAGTATTAGCGTTCCAAGTACCTTGATACTCCATAACGGAATTAGGTAATTGAGAAACTAATATTTTACCGTTAACGTCTAATTGTGGAATACCATTTGCAGCGTTAATAGGCAATGAGTCCAATACACCGGTCGTGCCTGTGATTACTCCGTTTAAACTTCTAACTTTTGCGCCCGAACTTATGACTATTTGATTGCTCATTTATCTAATTTTTTCTATTGAAATAATGCCCTTACATACTCGCCACTTCCTAACGCTCTACTGAATGTTAAAATACCAGTTCCGGAAACCCACTTAACCTCTTCATTTACTGGAGTGCCTGAACTAATTATATTTTGAACGTCAACCCCACCACGAGAAACGTATAAACAAGTCTTGCCTATCATATCCGCTAAAGTAATTGAAGTCTCAGCTCCGGCCGCCGTGTATCCTCTTGTATAAACTGCGCCACCTGCTATGATAACCGTACCACTAGGGTCAACCGAGGTTCCTGTTGTAGTATAAGCACCTGTTCCCTGTAAGCTAACTGAATAGGTTGCTATGTCCTTAAATGGTCCATTCATTTGAAAACTAGCTAAGTTGCAAGTCCCACTAATTACCACTAAGCCATCCGCTCCGTTATCAATTACAAACTTTATACTAATTGGAGTCCTATCTTGTTGAATAGTTAAGAAGTTTAAATAGCCGTAACCATTTAAAGTAACTATGCCATCGCAACTAATTGTCCAGGTTGCTATGTCTATTTTATATTCTCTATAATACGCCGAGCTTTGACTTGTTACCTCTTTTTGGTCTGCTTGTACGCTAAACGTACAGTTAGTAGAACACGCAAAAGCTATATCACGGCCATCGGGATATTCCTCCGAAGGTGCTTCGTGATAGTAAAGCATTATATTTTTTCCTTTTATTAAGTCTGCCATAATTACAAATTTAACTATAAATTTCTAGTATCTGCCCTTCCGAACTAATCTTATAAACGTGCGTCTCCGTGTCCATATCAAACTTATACCATAAGAACGAACCATTAAACGGAGTTGTAAGTGTTGCATTATCAAAGAATAAATAACCCACCGGTGGATTTGTTTCGTCCGTACCTGCATAAACAAAGTCACCACCAACGCTTGAAGCCGCAGCCTCTGCACCTGTCTCAAAGCCTTCGCCTCTATATCTCACAAATGACTCCTCGCTAGGGTTAACAACTGTAATATCATAATTAGTTGTTACTACTGCGTCCGGATTGTCTAAATCAGTTATCTCTAGTAAAGTAGTTTGAATAACATCGTTAAATAAATCCATTGTCGTACTACCTACGATATATTTTTTATCTTGAACTGTTATTTGTATTGGGTCGGTATCGTCAGCCGTTATTCTCATTGCACCACTAAATCGTCCACTTGTAGGCTCCATACTCATAAACGTACTATCTATATTAATAATGTTCTTAGATAATACATTTGCGTATTGCTTTACTACTAACTCACTTAAAGAAGTATATAAGAAATCAGGATAGTTCAATGAATACCAGTTATTCAAAGCTACTCCGTCAATGTCGCTTAAATACCCTTGATAGTAATTAAAATTAGAATTAGAACTGTTAAAGCCTGAGCCTATTTTAGCTTCGTAAACGTAATCATTATTAGAGTTTATTGTGCTTGTAGTCGTTACACTTACAAAGGTTGACTCTTGCGTTAACACTACATTTTGCACCTCAACAACTTGATCTAAATAATTAACCGTTGAGTTTTCTACTGAAATCTCTATGCTCATCTCACCCGGTATGTTACTCGGCGGTAAATCAATACTTATGTCGTAAACTGAAGTCCCCTCTTCGTAAGGCTCAGTATAATAATTACTACCAAAATTGCTCCATTTTTTATCCGGAGTTAAATACCAAGTTCCAAAGCCGCCACCTTCAACTATTATCTTAACCATAACTACATTGGGCGGAGTTACACTAAAACTCTTTAACACACAATTAAAAGAAAGGTTTCCTGTATCTCCAAAATTCATTCCTGGCAAATAAGTTGTCGTAATTCTAGCATAACCAGGATTTGTGCTATTCTTTTGTAAGTCTAATCTCATAGCGTTAAAGTCCGAATTAGGATTTTGCTTTAATTGTACAAATCCGTATGAAGTTGTATTAGTCCAAAAGGTAGCGTCATTTCCATCGGCTGACTTAAATGTCCCGTTTGAAACATAGTTATCGACAAACTCCGCATCGTTCTTGCTTATAATCTTATTATAACCTTTTCTTAATAGCTTAAATTGTGAGTTATCAGTAAAGAATAAATTACTTGTATTGCCGGTAAATCCTTCTATATTTCCTAAGTCGGATATTGAGCCGCTACTAATTGCAATCGCATTCTCATAAAGAGTATAATAATAACTATCGGCTGCTATTTGTGTTATTGGAACAATATACCAAACTCCCTTAGCCTGGAATAACCTAGAACCAAAGCCACTTATAATCATTGTCAATATCTCTAAATAAGTCTTACCTATAAAGGATAAGTTTTGATAGTATGATTGGTTTAATGGCTCGGCAACGGCTGAGTCAACTCTATTGTCCATTATAGATGAATAGAAACTTATGCCGCTAATTATATTTAGATCCGTAGGGAATAATATTTTACTTAAAGCACTATTCACAAAGAATAAAGCCTTTTGTCTTGTTAATACTGTTTCGTTATTAGGATGCGAGAATGCGATTTTACCTAATAAACCTAAGCCATCTATTGCGTTAAATGCTAATGTCTTTCTACCTGTTGAGAAACTAAACTGAACAATATCGCTAATCGTCCAACCCTCGAAGTCGTAATCAGTATCATTGTTTAATAGTTCTACGAAATATTTCCTATCGTCTAATTCCGTGAAATCCGGCATTTGTTCTAGGTTATCCGTTACGTCTATTGCTACTGCTAATTGACTAACATAAATAGGCTCAAATACATCGTCACTCATTGGTATATACTCAAGTGAAATACTTTCAGCCGGATACTCAATTAAGCTGCCCTCGTAGCCATCTTCGGATAAATATAAATAAGATATGCTACCACTTTTAGTAGCCATTGTTATTTTGTACTTTCTATTATATGCCATTGCCTCGTCTTAGGTTAAGTGAATAATTACTTCTTTGCAAAGCTAAAACTAAATCGTTTCCTTTTAATACAAATTGTCCATTTCCACCACCCGTTCCACTCATTGCTCCTGCTGCAAATGTGCTATTCATCATATTGCCTAATTTATTCAATGGCATAATTGCCTCGCTTTGTCCACCTTCTCCAACCATTGCGATAGTAGGACGAGAAACAATTCCACCCTCGGCCATTCCTAGTATCTTTTTAAATCCACTAAAGAAACCTGCTCCAAAGCTTTGACCTGGAACACCTCCACCAAATGCCATTAATATACCTTGAAATATTGCAGCCTGGATAGCTGCCTCAGCTAGTTTCTTAACTAAATCACCAACGTAATTCCCTATTGCTGCTAAAGGATTTTCGCCTTGTGCTATTGCATCCCACATAACCATTATTCCCTCAGTTAAAGTGGTTGCCATAAATTCAGCATACTTTTGCATACTTTCTTGAGACTTTTCTAGTTCTTTGTCGAACTTCTTTATACCCTGTTCCATCATTTTAATATTCGGGGGTATCTCAATCTTTCTTTCGCTAATAGGAATTTTCTCAGTTTTTTCTCTTCTCTTATCTTGGTCCTCAATCATTTCCCTAGTTGAAGATACATTTGTTACAGCCTTTACAGCATCACCGTATTTCTTATAGAAATTATACATTTTATCGTATATTTTCATCTGCTCGTCAGCCCATTTATTAGTAGCCTTTATATCATTTTCAAAACCTGCAATAGTATCTTGTAAAGTATAATCTCTTTCCTTTTTAGGTAATTTAACTTTTTCCGGAGCTAAATCTATTTTTGTTGCTTTGCTTATTTTACTAGCCGCTTCACTTGCATCTTGAGCAATCTTTTTAAAGTTAGCAATAATATCTTCGCTTTCTTTTACATTTTTTTCAAGTGACTTTTTATTTATTAAATCAACTGCCTGTTTACTACCAAAATAAAATTCTTTTAATTGATCTCCTAAAGTTGAGCCTTTTCCACCTGTTGACTCTAGCATTTTTATTTTAAGTAACTCTTCGGCTGCTTTTTTACTAGCCGCATCTGCTAAAGCACGTTGCAAAGAAGCCTCTACATAATCTGCACTTTTATCCTTAAATACTTTTTCAGCATCGTTTATATTTGATTTAACACCTAAATTCTTACCTAATTGGTCATTGTAAAATTTTAATGCTTGTTCTCCTGTTAATAAACCTTTATGATATTCAGCAAATGCAATCTCAACATCATTTACTTTTTTAACTGCTCCGGTAAATTCGCTACCAATTCCTTTAAATGCGTCTTTAAATTGTATTGAAGCCGTGCTTCCTTCTGCTAATTTAGTAACAAAATTTAAAATGTCATCTCCAAATGCAACTAATAAAGAAGATACCGCACCCAAAGCAAGACCAATACCAGCCGGTCCCATTAACCCACCTACCATAGCTTTCAATGCGCCACCCGCACTTCCTGTCTCTTTACTTAATCGTTGAAAACTTTCTAATAATGGGTTCAAGTTATTCGCAATACCCATAAACCCGTAAGGAGCATCTTGTGCAACCCTTGATAAGTTTGTTAATGCGTTTGTGGCATCTCCAGTAGGCTTTGCTGCTTTAGCAACTTGGGTACCAAAGTTAGTAACTGATTGAGCCGCTTGATTAAGTCCGGTTTGTAAGTCTTGCGTATTCGCACCAATATTAATCTCTAAATTTTCAGTTGCCATCTTATATTAATTTACTCCATATAATTTTAAAGTCCTTGCCAGTTGTTCGTCCGTTAACATAGTTTTTTCCTCTTCCTCTTCAATGTCATCTATCGCCGCAATGTGCCAAAATGATTTAAGTGATTTAGGAGATTTTTCGGAAGTGTTACTTAGGTATATAATATAGGCGAGGTTTCTAGTCCTCGCCCATTCATTTAACTCTTTCTTTTCTTTCCCCATTACAATAATGGAGAAATCCTTCCAAGTCATTTCCCAAAACTCATTGGGTCTTATATCGCATTCAGCGGCTTTAACTAAAATATCATCCCAACTTAGTTTTGTTAGGCTTTTTTTTTTCCTCTTTAGCAACCCCTTGAACAGTTGTTACAGTAGTCGAAATGATATACTTAACAAATTCAATGAATTGACCTTCTGCATTAAAAAGTCCACCTATTTCATCTAACCAATCGCAAACATCGTTTTCAGTATATTCTACCGCTTCCTTGTTGCTTACACAAGCTGATTTATAACCAATGTAAATCATTTTTACAACTAGGTCTAAATCATATTGCGTTTTCCCTAATATTTCAAAGTACTTATCTATTCCTATGTTATTTGCAACGCAAAATTCACGCATTGACCAAGTACCCCACTTTAATAGGATTGTTTTGTTGTTTAGTTTAAGTTCGAACATAGTGTTTTGTTGTTTTTTATTAAGCGGTTACTGTTTGCGTTAAAGGTGGAACTGCAACTGTAAAAGTCGCACTAAATTTCACGTCTTCTTTATCGGCTGCGGTTACATCAAAAGCAGAAATAAAGACTGCGCCTGAATAAACTACGTTACCTGTAACTGGAGTAGCTTCGCCCATTTTAATATCGAAAACTGTTCCTGCTATAAATGCAGCATACAACTGATTGTAGCTATCTTTAGAAGGCGTTCCGGTTTGGTCGATTGCAAACCCGTCAGCTTTGATTGTTTGGTTGTAAGCGGGTCCAGGTTGGAATTGGTCACCACATTTTGAAGTTGCGTCAATTACGTTCAAAGAAGAGGTAATTGCGTTTGAAGTAAGACAAGCGACTGGCTTAAATGTTGCGTCGTCGTCAATGTCTGCGAATAATAGGTAGTCTCTACCTGATACTTTAGTTTCTGCCATTTTATTAAATTTGAGTTATTGTTAAATTATATGTTATAAGCGTTCTAAATACATTATCCAAAGGGTTTAAACCGTCTAAATTTGATATACTATTTACATATAAACTTGACGAAGTCCAACCGCCAGGAAGTGTAATAATAGTATCCGAATTTATGTCAGCCAATACCAAATCGGAAATAGTTTCCGAACGTTTATAGCCAAAGTTAGCATTTTTTGTAACAATGTCCACAATGATAGTATTAGTATTTGTGTAACCTGATTTGCCTTGCTCTTGGCTTGAAGTTCTGCCATCTAGGATAATATACTCCGATAAATTATTTTCGGGAGCAATACCATCGTAAACAGGCAATCCAGTTGCCGTTCCCAAATTGGTAACAAACCATTTCTTTATTTCGATATTAGGATTTAGCATTTTTTATACTTTTTTCTATTCTTAATTTTAATTTAGGTTTCTCCTGTTCAAATGCCGGTATTAAAAACGGTTGAGGTCTTAACCCCTTTCTTAATATACTTAGAGCAATAATATAAGCAGCCGACTTGGTTTGTTTGCCACTTGCTATGCCTTTCTTTTCTACCCAAGCCATTAAAGCCTTAACCATTTCTTTAAACGTTCCCCCTGTCTTAGTCTTGAACTGTGATGCGTAACTTTCATATCCCGCAGGAATAGAAACCTTGCCACCTGTTCCAAACTCTATATAAGGCGCATATCTTGCCTTTGCTCCAACAGTAAACATAAATTGACTTGGCGATATAGAAACACTATCAAAAAATATACTACCTCTTAAAGTGTTTAAATTAACCGGAGCTAATTTCTTAGCATCGGAATATATCTTTAAGGCTGAGGCACCTACTTCATCTTTGATTTCAGTTTGAACCTTTTTACCATATTTGTCAAACTTACTTAAAGCCTCGCTCATTCCTTTTATGTCTATTGTTATTGTAGCCATTTAAGCGTACATTTCTATTTCCCAAAATCTATGCGCATTGTCCACGTCCTTAATTGAATGAATTGTAAACGTTTGTCCCTCTACAACTAATTGGTAAGTATCGCCTATTGTAAGGTCGTACCTAAGAAATAGCTTTGCATATCTAGTAAAAGATAGCTGCATCTCCAATAACGCTCTATTTTGCGGCTGAGGCCTATAATCGCCCCATACAGTCGCTTGAAGAGTAAAAGTAGTAGTAAAACCACCTTCGCCATCGCTTGTCCGTGTTGGAGCGTAAACGCCTACTAAACGGGTCATCGAATTAGCGTCAACGTAATTGTCTTTATGTAGTCCTATTCTCATATTATAAAATTGGGCTTGTTCTTGTCCATCTTTGACATACTCGCCAAGTCTTTTCACATACTCCCATATCGTCAACGTCCATACCTCTATTCTCATAACCGTAGTTAATTTGATCCAATATAGCAATCTTTATCTCTTTTGGAACGGTTGACATTCCAGTAGTATAAATAGCTTTCATATTCGCCCATTGTGGACGTTGTAAGTTTGGGTTTGGTCCACCTACTAAAATATAAACGTCGCTTGAAACTGCGTTACCGTTAGCGTCCGTTAAGCTAGTAAAGGCAGTCATCGGACCATAAGGAAGCTGAAAATCACCGGCTGAATTAGTAAACCATAAAGTCACCGTTTTAGGGGTAATACTTATGTTAGCGGCTTTCTCGACTGCTAATCTTGATTGGGTGATTAATTCATTAAACAAAGCATCTTCAACGTTGTTGTCAACTCTACAATATGCCTTTGCCTCTGCGAGTGTTACTGGCTCCGTTATAGTGCCTAAATCTACTTGCGTGTAATCTATAATAAAATTATACATATTCCCTTTTTTACAAATTTACAATAATATAAATAAAAAAC